TCAATAAGGTAACATCGCGCGGATTTCAGCATACCATTCGTTGACAGCGGGGATATCCCTTAAGAGCCAGAATCCTACGCCAATTAGCAAGAAGCTCGCTCCAAACTCAAAGATAATGCTGAACCAGTATTCAAAGGGCCTGGCATCCTTGTGAATGTACTCCTTTCGACTCGTTCCCTTGAATGTTTTGGTATAGATTCCCTTGCGCAGGTAGCCGAAAGACTGAACCAATGTTATAGGACCAATCAAAAAACAAGCACATACGGTAAACCAATATGAAAATCCCATCGCCCTTCATCCATTCATTGCATTAACACTATTATCGCATAGAAAGAATGCTAAATACCTACGATTGAAGGGTTAGTTATCACAAAGAACAGTAGTGGGATTCGTTTAATATTAATCTTTTGAAATGTTGTCGACGAACCGTGCGTTTTTGTGATTTGATAAAAAAACTCAAAAAAAGTCGAAGCGGTCACCCCTTCACATATCTAGCAAAATGCGGGTTATGGAAAGATACCTGTCTCAGGCAGTTAAAAATACCCCACTAAAAATTTAGGTTAGAGCAACCCAATATTCGCGATTGAAGTCCTATGAACAGACTGACGACACTATATATTAAAGCGCGGGCCGGGCTGTCTCCCTATGAAAAGACACCTGAAGCATCATTGATTAAAATGGCTAAGAAATGTGGCCGCAATGAAATAGCCGCCATTAACATCAGGCTCAAACAGTTCCGCTCTGAACTAGCGATGGTTGAAGAGTGGGATGGAGATCAGCAGGATATGATATGGGATGCAATTGACGAGCATTGTAAGTTATTACAACTGATCACCGACAAACAGCCCACCTGAGTAGGCTGTTTGTCGTGCTAATCGTTAGAGCCCTGGAACGGTATTTCGAAGGACTGACTAAGCTTCATCGCGTTCCTTTTATTGCATTCCATAAAGGCGTCCCCGGCCGCTGCGCCTGCTCAGATATTACGTTAACTATTGCCGGCTTGAGCTGTTTGATAATATCCACATTATTTGCTGGAGCCGACCTTGTCGTTGGTTGCTCACGTCCCTGAATCACAACACCACCGACATTAACATTTATAGCGGAACTACCTCCCTGTAACCCGAACATCGGTGCGTTTCCGACGTAGCCGCCGTTTGCATACCCCTGAGCTCCACGCATAAGCGCATAGAGATTGCCAACACCAAGTGCACTGGTCGCTTCCTTCGTAAATACAAACTCACCACCATGAACTACGCCTTTCGGTTGGTATTTACCGCCATCACCGGTGTAACCGCCGCTGGCGTTGCATAACATGGCGTTCATTGAGTTGATACGGTCTTTAACCGGCGGGTTGGCATCATCAACAATAACGCTGAATCCGGCATCGTTGAGCTGGGCAATATCGGTCTTACTGGCGTTCTGGGATTTTCGAGAGTCGCCAGAGGCATCCGGATAGATGTAAATCTCCCGGTTTTTAACGTAGCGACCATCCTCGTAGCGCCAGAACTCTTCCTGAATGCGCTTAATCATCGCCGGCGTGTCGTAGACCTTCACCAGCTCGCGAACCGCGCGCGGCAGGCCGTTACGCTTAACGTGAACAATCGCGGCCATTTTCCCAACGTTGAAGTCCATACCGATAAATAGCGGATCCCCGTCCTGAATCTCGTCAGAACAGTTATTCAGCTTGCGGTTAAATGTGTGGTAAATGGTCCCGCTGTTAAGGTTGGTGAATTTCCCTCGCAGGTATGCCTGAATCAGTTCATCCGGATAAGAACTCAGCAGCGACGGGATGTAATCAGGCGGTAGATTCTTCGCATTGTCGAACGTGCTGGCCTGTATCAGTCCGTACAGAGGCGCCAGTTGAGGCTTTTCACGCACAGCCTTAACGAACTGCTGGTAGACAAACTTGAAGCCTTCCGGCGTTGTCGTTACATCGATGCCATTACGCAGCCCATCAACCTTGTAACGCATACGAGCGATGATTTTTCGCCACGCCTGCTGCGCTTTGGCAGCCGCCATGACGTCCAGCTCATCCACCATCGCATTACCGATTTTGAAACCGACTATCGAGCCGGGCTTCTCCATCGAGCGACAGATGGTTGTCCCGCGGTAGCGCCGCCCCTCGTAGAAGTGAACCTCTTTGTTCCCCTCGTTGATTTTGACGCTCAGCCCCCAGTCGAAGGCTACCTCTTCAATCGTCGGGTAGAAGATGTCGCGGATTTGTGGGTACGTCGGCGCGAAATATCCCTGGTTAATCTTCGGGTGTTCCCACATCCCCTT